GAAGGATCCTAATCATAAATATTTCTTATCAATATATAAAAAACAATTGTATTTGTTTATGGACTGTGATATAAAGAGCGTGGGCATATCATTAAATTGACCCCGAACTCAAGTAACCTTGACGATTGGCTTCCGTAAGTAGCAAGCAACGGCCCGCTTCGCGGCACACCACAGCACAAACTTTATTTATAATTCGTTATTAGGAGATACAAAATGAGTATTGGTCTATCAAATGCTTTTGTAACCCTCTTTGACGCAGAAGTTAAACAAGCATACCAAGGTAAAGCAATGTTGGTAGGTGCTGTACGTCAGCGTCGTGGGGTAGAAGGTTCTACAGTTAAATTCCCAAAAGTAGGTCGTGGCGTTGCTACACCTCGTGTTGGTCAAACAGATGTTACACCATTAAACGTTGGTTTTTCTAACGTTACATTAACACTAGCTGACTGGATTGCTGCTGAATACAGCGACATATTCTCTCAAGCTAAAGTAAACTTTGATGAGCGTTCAGAGCTTGTTCAAGTATTAGGTAATGCTATTGGCCGTCGTCAAGACCAATTGATTCTTGATGCTTTGGCTGCTTCTGGCACATCATTAGCAGTTGGCAACGACGTTGGTGGTACAGATACAAACATGAACGTAGCTAAACTTCGTCAAGCTAAAGGCTTGATGGACAAAAACAACGTTCCACCTACAGACCGCGGCATTATCATTCACTCTAATGGTTTACAATCATTATTGGCAGAGACAGCAGTAACTAGCTCTGACTTCAATACTGTTAAAGCATTAGTAAACGGTGAACTAGATACATTCTTAGGTTTTAAATTCCATGTTATTGGCGACCGCACAGAAGGTGGTTTGGCAATTGATGGTTCATTAGACCGTACATGTTTTGCGTTCCACAAAGATGCTATCGGCTACGGCGAAGGTATTGCTCCAAAAACAGAAATCAATTACATCCCAGAAAAAACATCTTTCTTGGTTGCATCTATGTTCTCTGCTGGCGCAACTACTATCGACGCAGAAGGTATTGTGTCTATTGTTGCTCGTGAATCTTAAGGAGATAAACAATGGCATATTCATCAACTGGTTTTTCAACCATCGCAGCTTCTAAAGCTGGTAATTCACCTGCAATTTACGCTTACAAGACTACTGATGCGTTAGCTGATGTTAATACATCTGGCTACTTCAACAGCTTGTCTACAGTATTAAGCGTAGGTGATTTAATCTACGGAGTAACATCAACAGGCACTACTGCTGTTGCTGCTTTATATTACGTCGTTTCTAACGCTTCTGGCGTTGTGGATGTAAATGATGGCACAGTATTGGCTAACACCGATTCTGACTAAGAAGTAACAAACTAGCTGCCCTGCCCAAAAGGTAGGGTGGCTTTTATTTATGTAGAGGTATATATGGCTGCAGGTGATTCAGGCGTTTCAATTTGTTCTGACGCATTGTTAATGCTAGGTGCAAAACCTATCACATCATTTACTGAAGGCACAGATGAAGCCTCTGTATGTGACCGCCTATACCCAGATATTCGTGACCAAGCTCTGATGATTTATCCATGGAGCTTCTCATTCAAGAAGACGCAACTTGCTCGTCTAGTAACAACCCCAACCAATGAGTTTAAGTATGAATACCAAATGCCTGCTGATAGGCTTGGTGCGCCTCGTGCTGTGTATAACTCTAGTGGTTTAAACGAAGTGCCAATTGTGGCTTACCGTATTATGGGTTCCAAGTTACTGACTAACGAAGAAGTTATTTACGTCGATTACCAGTATTACACTCCTGAGACTGAAATGCCTGTGTGGTTCATTCAGTTGCTCAAGTATCTAACAGCATGGCACATATCAATCCCAATCACTGACCAAACAGAGAAGGCTGCCTATTGGCAATCTGTTGCAGTAGGCTCTCCTGGTGAGAATGGTCGTGGTGGTTATATGCGTACTGCCATGAATATTGATGGTCAAAACCAACCAGCAAATAGCATTAAAGACTTCTCTCTAATTTCTGTACGAGGATAGTAGATGGCTCGCTTTGTCACAATGCAGACAAACTTTACGGCTGGTGAGCTTGACCCATTAATCCGTGCGCGTAATGACTTAAAGTCTTACGGTAATGCGTTAGAGAAAGCAACCAATGTAGTCTGTCAGCCACAAGGCGGTATCACTCGTAGACCGGGTACACGTTACGTTACTGCATTGCCTAACTCTGGCACTGAGTCTGCTGGCAATGGTTCACGCTTAGTTTCATTTGAGTTCTCAACATCTGATAGCTACATGCTTTGCTTTACGCATAATCGCATGTATGTATTCAAGAATGGCGCATTGGTTAGTAACATAAATGGTACTGGCAATCCTTACCTAGTTACTACTGTTGGCTCATCTGTATTAAATGAAATGTGCTGGACACAATCTGCTGATACATTGATTGTTACCCATGAGACCATTAACCCAGTTAAGATTGTTCGTGGTGGCAGCGATTCAACTTGGACTGCATCTAGCCTAGCTTTTACTAGCGTTCCTAAATATGCTTTTACAATAGCGTATAGCAATCCAGCAGGTACTCTTACTCCTTCTGCCGTATCAGGCAAGATAACATTAACTGCATCTTCAAGCGTATTTACTTCAGGTCACGTTGGTCAATATATAAATGCTACGCCACAAGGTCGCGCAAAGATTGTTGAGTATGTTAGCGGAACTATAGTTAACGCTGTTACAGAGTTTCCGTTTTTTGCTTCTACTGCAATAGCATCAGGTGATTGGCAATTAGAAACTGGTTATGAAGATGTGTGGTCGTCAACTAAAGGCTATCCAAGGTCAGTTACATTCCATCAAGGTCGGTTGTATTTTGGTGGTAGCAAAACAAGACCATCAACTATATGGGGTAGTCGTGTAGGTCAATTCTTTGACTTTGAGCCTACAGAAGGCTTTGACGATGATGCCGTAGAAGCAACGCTAGACACCAATACATTTAACGCCATTGTAGATATTATCAGTGGTCGTGACTTGCAAATCTTTACTACTGGTGGTGAGTTCTATGTGCCACAACAAGGTCTTGAGCCAATTACACCAACGTCATTTTTTGTAAATAGTGCGGGTAGAAATGGTAGCAAGCCCGGTGTTCGTGTTCAATTGTTGGATGCAGGTACATTATTTATACAGCGCCAAGGTAAAGCATTAAGCGAAGTGTCATTTAGCGATACGCAACTTACATACATTACTAGCAAGATTTCATTGCTATCAGGCCATTTACTTAAAGGCCCTAAACGCATGGCATTGCGTAAAGCCGTAGATACTGACGAGAATGATTTGCTGTTAATCGTTAATGCTACAGACGGCACGATTGCCGCTTACTCATTATTAAGGGCAGAGAATGTTATTGCTCCGTCAGAGTTTATAACTAGCGGTGGCGAGTTCCAAGAGATTGGTGTAGACATCACTACCATCTATTCTGTAGTTAAGCGTACAATTAATGGCGTTGTTCAATACTATGTAGAACGTTTTGACAATTCTCTATTAACAGACTGCGCTCAGTCAGGTGGAGCAATATCATCATTAACCGTCTCACACCTCGTAGGAAAGACTGTAAACCTGTTGTTGGATGGATTGGTTCAAGCTGATGAGATTGTCGGTTCTGGTGGCGCTGTGACGCTTCCTAGGGCATCTACAGCGAGTTATGAGATTGGATTACCCATTGCAGTAGAAGCTAGGACTATGCCAGTAGACATTAAGTTGCAAACTGGAACGCGAGTTGGCTTTAAAAAACGCATTGTTGAAGTTAATGCGCTAGTGTTGGAAACTCAGCACATAAAAATTAATGGCGTTGAAGTTCCGTTTAGGTCGTTTGATACCGTTGGTATCTTAGATACTGACATCCCGGAGTTTACTGGCACAAAAGTATTACATGGTATTCTTGGTTATAGCAACGAAGCTAAGATTACAATTACACAAGTTTATCCACTTAAGTTTACTTTGCTTGGGATGGAATATAAAATAGCTGTACATCAGGGGACTTAATTATGGCTTTTGCATTAC